CAAGATGCACGACGGCGCAGCGGACAACGTCTGGGAGCTTCATGAAGTCGTGGATCTCGAAAAGTACGGAATGGATGTGATTCGCGAAGTCCTTGGCATCATGGCGGGTGCTCGTCAGGCGATGGAGGATCGCATCAATGGCTGATGATATCGACCGCGCAAACGAGCAGGCGCAATACCTGCTTGATGTTGCTATTCATCGTAATCGCCGCGTGCCATCGAGCCGCGTTAGCGCGCAGTTCTGTGACGACTGCGACGAACCAATCCCGTTGCTTCGACAGCAGAAGGTTGAAGGTTGCGAGACCTGTGTCTCTTGTCAGGAGTTGCGGGAGGCACGGCGATGAGTGAATCGGGCAAAGGAACAGCCATCGCTACATGGGCCAAGCGTTACATCAGGACTTTCGACTTGGCACTCGTGTCGATTGATCCAGGTGAGAAGGCTCCGAAAGGCTTAGGGTGGAACAAGCCCGGAGGCTATATCACCGACGCCAACACGGCCGAGGCGTTCTGGCAACGAAACCCAAATCACAACCTTGGCGTCGTGCTGGGGCCGAGCCGCGTTTGTTCATTGGATGTTGATGACGTTCAATGGACGCGACATGTTCTGTATGAACTGTTGGGCCTGGACCTTGATGCGATGGCAGTGGTGTTCCCGACTATCGTCGGGAATCCACAGCGATTCCGGGTGGTATTCAAGGTCCCCGAAGGCATCGAACTCACCCGTCACTCGCTTTCATGGCCGAATGAAAAAGACCCTGATGGTTCGATTTTCAAAGGGTGGATTGACAAGGCTAAGGCTGCGAAAGAGCAGGGTGATCTTGCCGCAGAAGCGGCTGCACGAACCGAAGCCGAGCCGTTCAAACGCTTCACGGTCTTTGAGCTACGTGCGGGACTGGTGCAAGACGTATTTCCACCATCCATTCATCCCGGTACCGGCAAACCTTACATCTGGAAAACCGCTCCAAGTGCTACTGACGGGCTGCCGACGCTGACCAACGAGCTGCTTACCATTTGGCAGAATTGGCAGTTTTTTAAGCGAGATGCTGAAGCTGCGTGTCCATGGGCGATTGTGCCACCAAAGCCACCGGTCAAAACTCAAAAGCGTCCTGCACTCGGTGGCGGCAAACAGCCCTCGGTAATTGATGAATTCAACCGTTGTCACGATGTTGCGGAGCTTCTTCGTGCCCATGGATACATCAAGCGAGGCAATAAGTGGCTGTACCCTCAAAGCAGCACCGGTCTGCCAGGGGTGACGATCAGTGAGGACAAGGTTTATTCGCACCACGGTGCTGACCCTCTCGCGAACGGGCATCAGAACGACGCCTTTGAAGTGTTCTGCTTACTCGAGCACGGTGGCGACCAGTCGAAGGCTGTGAAGGATGCTGCGCGAATGTTGGGCATGCAATACGCCGCCCGTCCAGATCCGAATGATCTTCCCCCCACCCCTTCCGGTGAATTGAGCGGGCCGATCTCCGACGAAACATGCCCGTCCAGCGAGGCCGCTCCTGCTCCTGACGGGGGGGCGGGGGAGGTCATAACGTTGGATCACATTCTGCGTCGTTTTGCGTTGGTCGAGGGCACCACGCACGTGTGGGACTGCGACCAATCGAAGGTAATGAAGAAGTCCGCCTTCGAAGCTCGCGTGGGCAAGACTCTAGCTAAAGCCTGGTTGGACGACACCGGAAAGAGGCTGATTTCTGACGACCATGTTCGCGACATCGAGCAGGCGCGCCGCATGGCCGGGAAGAAAGGCGGCGCATTCGGGATGTCTCCAACTGATCGCTACGTTTACATCGATGGCACCAAAGACGTTTGGGATCGCGAAAAGAAGCGGCGCATAGCCGAGGGCGCGGTGAAGATGGCTCTGGGAGACACTTATCCGTTGTGGTTGAACAGCAGCGAGCGCCGCACCGTCGATGTTGAGCACATCGTGTTTGATCCGACCATGACGAAGGATCCTTCGGTGTACATCAATACCTTTGACGGGTTGCCGCTTGAGCCAGTCAGGGATGATGCAGCGTGTGCCAACCTGCGTTGGCTGATCTCATTTCTTTGTAACCATGATGAGGCGGCAACCGATTGGTTAACTCGCTGGCTGGCGTATCCGCTTCAGCACTTGGGCGCCAAGATGGATACCGCTGTGTTGATGCATTCGATTATGGAAGGTTCGGGCAAGAGCCTGTTGTTCGCTGACGCGCTTGGCATGCTTTATGGCCAATACGCGGCGACTGTTGGTCAGACGCAGTTAGAAAGCAGTTTCAACGCGTGGCAAAGCCGCAAATTGTGGTCGGTCTTTGAAGAGGTCGTCAGTCGCGATCAACGTTACAACCAGGTGGGCAAGATCAAGCACTTGATCACTGGTAAAACGGTGCGGATGGAGTCGAAATTCATTAATGGCTGGGAAGAAGCCAACCATATGAATGCGGTGTTTCTCAGCAACGAGATTCTTCCCTGGCCAATCAGCGACAGTGATCGTCGAATGCTAGTCATGTGGCCTATGGAGACTCTGCCAGTCGCACGGCAAAAAGCGATTGGTCGTGAACTGGAGCAGGGTGGAGTGGCGGCGCTCTACGGTTGGTTACTGTCGGTCGATCTAGGGGACTTCAACCAGCGCACGCGGCCGCCATCAACAGAGGCGCGTGAGCGTTTGGTGGCCTTGAGCCGGGCCGGCTGGCAAACATTCCTGCATCTGTGGAAGTACAGCGAGCTGGGGCATGGACTTTGGGGACCGTGTCTATCGACCGACCTCTATTCGTTGTTTCTCGAATGGTGCCAGCGCAACAAAGAGCACGTGATGAGTCAGACCAAGTTCTCTCTATTTATCAGTTCCGAGGTGGATAAAACGCGGGCGATACCCTGGACTGACGGCAATAACCGTCGCTTCGGCGCGTTTTTCTTCCCTGTGGATATGGATGCTTCCCCGCCCCCATCACTCAAGGCAGCAGAGCTGGGCAAGCAGGTGGAGAACTGGCGGGCGAAGGCCAAGCTGGCGGGCTGGCACGTGGACAGCTGGGATCACATCAAGGCGCTTGCAGCATGACTATTTTCAAAAGTGTGTTGGGTGTGTTGAGTGTGTGTCGGGTTGATTTTGAATACTCCACACAATTTGAGTGCCCGAATTACATGCCTTCGCGGGTGTTGTGTGGGGTGTGTTGGGTTTTGTGTCGCGCACGCGCATGCATGACGTTCTTTGAAACGAATTCAACGGAACGAATTTTTTCTTATGCGAAGACTGATAAACCCAACAAACCCAACACACTCAACTCAAGTTTGATTGAAGCATTGAATTTAAAGGGATTTATCTGTGTTGGGTTTGTATCGGGTTGCGGTTTTTCTGTGTTGGGTTGGGTTTTACGGGGGCAGGGCAATGATTGAGGCGATGGAGTTGTTGCTGAAACATTGGGGCGAGCAATGCCGACACGCCGGTGAAGCGGGAGGCATGGGTAGCCCGATGGCGACGATCATGGAGTGGGGCGGTTGTGCGCCGCGGGGCACACCCGGATCTCGGATCCTTCTCGGCGGTGGTGCGGGTCCAGATGCAATTGCGCAGGAAATTGGTGCCGCCCTTTCCGAGATTGCCCGGCAAGATGGTCGGGGTGAAAGGCTGCAACAGTTGGCAGTTATGCGTTACGGCTTTGACCCTGCACCGACATGGGCAGCGCAGATGCACGAACTGGGCTACGTCTCAAAGGCGAAGCAAACCTACTACGATCTTGTGCACCGTCTTCATGTCCGACTGTTTGAGGTGCTGGGCGAGCGCAAGGACGCACGTAAGTGGCTTACCGTTGGTCGGGGCGCTTTGCCTCAAAGTCTCCTCAAAGTTGCGTCAAAGTTGCGTCAAGTTGGATAACCGAAAATGCCCCCTTTTCGGTTCCGTACTCAGGGGGTAAAAAGTCCCCACGATATGGATTTTGCGCCTTGGCGCTTCCCCGAGCACGTGCTGTGCACTTCGTCCTGGCGTATGCCGCGACATTGAAAACCCTGCCCTCCGGCGGGGTTTTCTTTTTTGTGTTCGGCATGCTCCTTCACTTGAGGCACAACATGACAAATGAGCAGCAAGCGCTGGCAGAAATGCCGATCTGGTTGGTGATCGTCCTGGCTCTGATCGGCGGCGTATCCGGTGAGATGTGGCGGGCAGACAAGGATGGCGCGCGGGGCTGGGCGTTGTTGCGTAGGCTCGCGCTTCGATCCGGTGCCTGCATTGTCTGCGGAGTCTCGGCAATGATGCTGATGATCGCGGCGGGCATGTCACTCTGGACGGCGGGCGCCTTGGGTTGCCTCACGGCAATGGCCGGTGCAGATGTAGCCATCGGTTTGTACGAACGCTGGGCTGCCAAGCGGCTTGGCGTGTGCGATGTCCCGCCGAATGGCGGCGGGCCAGCCTGAAACCGCCGGGGACCCTGGGGTTATTCGGTGGGTACGGGGTCGGAAACCCGCGGGACTGTGTTAGCGGACGGTTCACCAGCTTAGTGAACTGAGGTGAACAAGTGAACTCGCGGTGAACTCGCGGGTGAACTGGAGAATAACCATGACAATCATCAGTAAAACGGAGTTTGCGGCCCGGCGCGGCTGGGCCAAGTCCTATGTTTCGAAATTGGCCAGTCAGGATCGGCTGGTGCTTACCGAAAATGGCAAGATCGACTTGGAAGCCACTGAGGCGCTACTCGATAAAACCAGCGATCCAAGCAAGGCCGCCGTCGCCGACCGTCATCAGCAAGACCGGATTCAACGTGACGTTTACAGCCAACTGTCGCCCCTGACGGCGCCGACTTCCACGGCTGCGCCGCCGCAGCTGATGCCTAGCGACGGCAAACACCCCGACTACCAGAAATCCCGTGCACTGCGCGAACACAACATGGCCAAGTTGGCCGAGATCGAGCTGGGCAAGGCGCAAGGCTCTTTGGTATCGAGAGAGGCAGTCGAGACTGGCGCCTATGACGCCGGCCGGTTGTTGCGTGACCAGTTGTTCGGACCGCTACCTCAGCTGTCCTACGACCTTGCGGCAATGACGGATCCCTGGCAGATCGAAAAACATCTCACCGCGACAATCCGTCGAACGCTGGAGGAAGCCGAGCGCCTCTCTTCAGCGGACCTTGATCACGCCTTAACAGTGAACTGAACCTATGCACACGGAATTTTCTGACGGTGCACAGGTGTACCGTGAGAACTACTTCCGTGGGCTGCGTCCCGACCCCGATCTCTGGATTGATGAATGGGCCGACGAGTACATGCGAATTCCGCGTGACACCGGTGCCCCTGAGCCCGGCCAGTACCGCACGTCGCGGACACCTTATGCTCGCGAGCCGATGCGTTGCCTGTCGCCGGCCCATCCCTGCAGACGCGTGGTCACCATGGTGGCTTCGCAGTTGATGAAAACCCAGATCGCGCTCAATTGGATGGGCGGGCTGATTCACATGGCGCCGTCGAACATCCTGGCGCTGTTGCCTAGCCTCGGCCTGTCCAAGCGGGTGTCTGGGCGAATCAGCAGGACCATAAAAGCCACTCCCGTGCTGCGCGAGCGGGTCGCGGCCACCCGCTCGCGGGACGCACGCAACACCATGGACACCAAGGAGTTCGAGGGTGGCTCGCTGTACGTTACCACCGCCGGTTCTGCGGCCAACCTATCGGAGCTGTCGGCACGCTACATCTACGGCGACGAAGTCGACCGCTGGGAGAACGACGTTGGCCAGGAAGGTGATCCCATCAGGCTGGCAGAGACGCGTGCGACCAACTTCGGCCGCAATGCGAAGATTTACTTTTCCAGCTCGCCGACGATCAAGGGCGCCTCGCGAATCGCCGATCTGTTCGAGTCCAGCGATCAGCGTCACTACTATGTGCCATGCCCGCATTGTGGGCACATGCAGGTGCTTGAGTGGGAAAACCTACTCTATTCAGCCGATTTCAGCGTCGTGCATTACAAATGCGCGGCGTCCGGGCTGGACTGTGACGTGCTGATCGAGGAACACCACAAGAGCGACATGCTCGCTCGCGGTGAATGGCGTGCGCATGGCACCGGCGACGGCAAGACGGTTGGCTTTCATCTCAGCGCCCTGTATTCGCCGACCGGTTGGATGGACTGGACATCGCTCGCCATCGAGTTCGAGGACGCGAAAAAAGCTCAGGCGCAGGGCGATACCAGCCTTATGCAGGTGTTCTACAACACCCGTCTGGCCAAGGTATGGGACAGCTCGCTCGAACAGACCAAGGCTGAAGTGTTAATTGCTCGGGCTCGCCAGGAAACCTACACCCTCGGCGCTATGCCGCTGGGCGTACTGATGCTGACCGGCGCCGTCGACGTTCAGGCCAATCGTCTGGAACTGATGGTGATGGGCTTCGGCGTTGGCATGGAGCGCTGGGTTGTTGACCACCAGATCATCTGGGGCGATCCAGCAGACGAACGCACCTGGGCGGTGCTGGATGAGAAACTCAAGGCTCGTTACCGGCATCCCTGCGGTGTGGGTCTTGCGATTCTCGCCGTGGGCGTCGACTCCGGCGGTCATCACACCGATGAGGTCTACCAGTTCTGCCGCGTTCGACGCTGGCGCAACATCTTCGCCATCAAGGGCGCGAGCAAGCCGGGCCGACCTGTGATTGCACAGCGCCCGTCCATGGTTGACGTGACGTGGAAGGGCCAGACCGAACGTAACGGTGCCGAGCTGTGGTTCGTCGGTACCGACACTGCTAAAGACTGGATCTACAACCGCTATCCATTCCCGGACGGTCCGGGATCGCTGCACTTTGCCAACGACCTGCCGGACGAGTTTTTCGCCCAGTGCGTCGCCGAACGCAAAGTCGTCCGCTATGTGCGCGGACACAAGCGCATCGAATGGGTGAAAGGCAAGGCTGAGCGTAACGAAGCGCTCGACCTGATGGTGTACTGCCTCGCGATGGCGCATTACCTCGGTATCAACCGCTATCAGGAACACGATTGGGACAGGGTGCGACAAGCCCTGGCCCAGTCCGGATTGTTCGATGATGCCTTGAGCATCAAGCCAGTTCAGGGCGAGCGACTTGATGCTGAGCAAACTCCGGTGCCCGCTGCTGTACGCCAAGCCCAACCCGCACCCCCACCCGCTGCATCGGTTACACAATCACGACCGGCAGCCCCCCCTCAACGCCGCAGCTCTGCCAGCGGCTATCTGAAGAGACGCTGAAATGTCCTTTACAAAAAAGCACCTCGACGCGGTTGAGGCGGCCATTGCTCGCGGTGAGAAAACGGTACGCTACACCGACCGCACCGTGGAATACCGCACGGTCGATGAACTGCTCAAGGCGCGTGAAGAAATACGCTCGTCACTTGCCAGCGCTGCCGGGCCACGTTCGCGCGTGGTCCGGCTTTACCATGCAGGGAAGGGGGTCTGATGGCCCGACATTTTCCAACGTTGACCCGTAACGGATTTGTCCTGCCTTCCAACATCAAGGCCAGCTACGAAGGCGCTGGGGAAGGGCGCCGCTCCACCGGCTGGGACGCTCCCGACAACGGGATCAACAGCATCAACACGCCGGCACTGCGCAACCTGCGGTCGCGCTCCCGGGCGGCGGTTCGCAATGATCCTTACGCCTTCAACGTCATCGACAAGCGCGTCAGCAACCTGATCGGCACGGGCATCACTCCGAGGCCAACGACCGACGACGATGCTCTGCGCAAACTGCTGCAGGAGCTGTGGGGGGATTGGGTCGATGAATCGGACGCGGATGATCGCACCGACTTCTACGGCCAGCAGGCGCTGGTGGCGCGCACGGTGGAAACCTCGGGCGAATGCTTCGTTCGGTTACGTCCACGCGGTCTGGATGAAGGCTTGGCCGTTCCGCTGCAGCTGCAGATCCTCGCACCGGAATTTGTGCCGCACGACAAATTCGAGACCACCAAAAACGGCAACGTCATCCGCGCTGGCATCGAGTTCACTCCCGGCGGCAAGCGGGTGGCGTACTGGATGTACCTGTCGCATCCGCGCGATGCAGCCTCGCTGAACGCCGGCTACAACCAACTGGTCCGCGTGCCGGCTACTCAGGTGCTGCACATCTTCGAACCGGTGGAGCCTGGCCAGTTGCGCGGCGTGCCGCGATTGTCGCCGGTGCTCAAGCGCCTGCGCAGCCTCGACAATTACGACGACGCGGTGCTGTTCCGTCAGGAAGTGGCCAACCTCTTTGCCGGTTTCATCAAGCGGCCGGCCCCGGAGTCGGGGCAACAACCCCGCGACCCCGTTACCGGCGCCTTGCTGGATCTGGACCGCGATGGCTTCACGCCGATGGTTGCGCTCGAACCCGGCACCATGCAGGAACTGGGGGCAGGCGAGGAGGTTGAGTTCTCCAAACCGCCAGACGCCGGCAACAACTACCCGGACTTCATGCGGCAGCAACTGATGGCTGCTGCAGCAGGGTCGGGAACGCCTTACGAGATCCTCACGGGCGACATGCGCGGCATCAACGACCGAGCGCTTCGAGTGGTACTCAACGAGTTTCGGCGCCGACTGGAACAACTGCAATTCAGCGTGTACGTCCATCAACTTTGCCGTCCTGTACGGGCTGCGTGGATGGACATGGCGGTGCTTGCTGGCGTGCTGGTGTTGGACGATTACGCACAGAAACGCCGTCAGTACCTGCGTACCCGTTGGGTGCCACAAGGCTGGGCCTACATCCAACCAGTACAGGACGTGCAAGCACGCCGAATGGAGGTCCAAGCTGGGTTCTCCTCTCGCAGTGAGATGGTGCTGCGCACCGGCTATGACGCCGAAACGGTCGATCTGGAAAACGCCGCCGATCTGGCACGGGCCTCAAAACTGGGCCTCAACTACAACACCCTTGATGCCGTCGAAGACACCGACGACAAGGAGCAACCATGAGCAAAAACGCGAAACCGCGTATTTACAACCGTGCCGGCAAACGCGTCGAGGTCAAGGACAAGACCTGGTATGCCGTTCATGCCAGCGGTGAGGCCACCGAGCGAGTGATCGAAGTCTTCGTCTATGGCGAGATCGGCGCATGGGGCATCACTGCCAATCAGTTCGTGCAGGATCTGCGCGCCATGGATGACGGTGTGTCGCCGGTGGTCGCCGCTTTCAACAGTATCGGCGGTGACCTGTTCGACGGGCTGGCCATGCACAACGCGCTGTCGCGACTGGGCGAGCGCTGCACCGGCCGGATCGATGCACTGGCAGCGAGTGCCGCCAGTGTGGCTGCGTGCGGTGCTCACCGCGTGGTCATCGCTTCCAACGCCATGTTGATGATCCACAACCCTTGGACTTACGCCGCCGGTGATGCGGAAGACTTCCGCAAGGTCGCCGACGTTCTCGACCAGACCATGGAAGCGATCATCGCGGCGTACAAGGCCAAAGCGCCTGACATTGATGAGGTGGAACTGCGGCGTTTGGTGGCGGCTGAAACCTGGCTGACCGCCAACGAAGCGGTGGCATTGGGGCTGGCCGATGAAGTGGGCGACGGCGTCAAGGTCAAAGCCTGTCTCGGTCAAGGTGCGGTGCTGCAACGATTCCAGAACGCACCGGCTGATTTGCTGGCCCAGCTCGACGAGCCGCCTGAACCGGATCCCGAACTCGAACCTGTCGATCCGTCGCTGGTGCCTCCTGTAGTCGACTCGACCAAGTTGGCATTGATGATCACTCAGCGCTGCACGGCGGCGGGCATCAGTAACCTGATCGAACCGCTGCTCAATTCCACCCAGCTCGAAAGCGAGGAAATCGTCCTCGCCGGCCTGGCACGCGCCAAGGCGGTGAACGACCTCTGCGTTGCCGCGCGTCTGCCGGAATTCAGCGCCGAGTATGTCGCGGCCGGTCTGGATGCGCCGGCGGTGCGGGCGCGTCTGTTCGACAAGATTGTCACTAGCGGCAAGGGCTTTGAAATCGACAACAGTCTGCCGCTGGCGGATGACCCGGCACCGAAGGTGCTGGCCAAACAACCTGACCCCAACTCGATTTGGGCTGCTCGCCAAGCGGCTCAAACTGGAACCGCGCAAAGCGCGAAAGGAGCACGAGCATGACCATCAAAAAGGAACCGATGCACGCAGGTGAATTCCTGCTGTCCGAAGGCGCCGGAAACATTTCGCGGGAAACGATCAATGTCGCCGCCGGTCCGGCACTGAATTCGGGCCAAGTCCTCGGTCTGGTGACGGCCACGGGCGAGTTTGCCCCTTATGATCCGGCCGCCGAAGACGGCACCCAATCTGCTGTCGCGATCCTTTACGGGCCATTGGGCGAGTCGGACATTGTGCGCCGTGGTCGCGCAGTGGCACGCATGGCTGAGGTCAGCGAAGCGCACCTGACAGGGCTGGATCCTGAAGCCGAAAAAGATCTGGCCGCTCACTTCCTGATCGTCCGCTAAGACGCTTCCTTCTTTCATATGCATCCCGCCGCGTGCGGGATTTTTCGTTTCTGGAGAGTACCCATGGCCGATATCGCCATTTTTGAAGACGAAGCGTTTACCGTTACCTCGCTGACCGCTGCACTCAATGATCAACCGTACCTGCCGGGGCGCATCAGCGCCCTGGGCCTGTTCCGCGAGGAAGGCATCACCACCCTGACCGTGCAGATTGAAAAGGACGGTGACACCCTGGCCCTGGTGCCTGCTGGTGAGCGTGGTGGTTCTGGCCTGGTGGTTGCGGCGAGCAAGCGCAACCTGATCCCGTTCAACACCGTGCATCTGCCTGAGCGCTTCACGATCAAGGCTGACGAGATCCAGGGCATCCGTGCCTTCGGCACTCGCACTGAGCTGCAAGCGGTGCAGGACGTGGTCAATGCGCGTCTGGCCAAGGCGCGGCGCCAGTTGGACGCCACGCACGAATTCCAACGTATGGGCGCACTGAATGGTCAGATCCTCGACGCCGATGGCAAAACCGTGCTGCTCGACCTCTATGATCGCTTCGGTGTGGAGCGCCAAAAGTTGTCCATGGGGCTGGCGGATGCGGGCACGGAACTGCGGGTCAAGTGCGGTGAAGCGCTGGACATG